GTTTGATGCAACTCTTTTGGTTCAATCCCAATTGATTGTATTGCTCTTACGAACCATTTTTCAGCGACAAAATGGCATTTTCCTTTAATGTTCGTGACTTAGTCGATGCCGAAGGGAGTCAGGCCCTTGGTGTCCGTGCTTTAGTAGATAGTTTAGCAACTAAGTTAGCAGAGGACCAAATAGAGTACCAGAAACGCTCTCAGAAGGTCTATGTTAGACAAATGCTTACAGTACAGGAGGGTGAGAAGATCAGAAAGCGATTCGGTGGTGCTTTTGATTTAGCTTTAACGCAAGAATTCGTGGCTCCCCATTCTTTTGCTGCCGCGCTTAGAACCTGTGAAACTCTGGAGTGTCTGGATTTTTTTCCTCAGGGACAAGTCTTAGACTTTGGTGGATCATGGCTATTCCACTGGCAACGGGGTCATCAGGTTCATAGTTGTTGTCCGGTACTTGATATTAGGGATGCTTGTAGACATCAAGAGCGCATAGTGCATATGCAAAAGTTAGTCTTAAAACGTCCGAGTAAGTTTGAAGCTTTGCCTGCGGCCGATTTTTGTACTCTTCGTGCTGAGGAGTGTAAAGTTCAGTGTCCTTACGCCATATGCATTCATGGTGCATATGATATGGGTTTTGAAACCATGTGTAAGGCAATGAACCGTCATGGCACTGTGCTTTTGCGCGGTACTATGATGTTCGACTCAGAAATGCTACTTTATAAGGAGGGCTTTATGGCTGACTTAAATTGTGTCTGGTCTATTTCTGGTGATAGGATTTCTTTTGATTTTAGAGACGAGTCTACCCTTTCATATACGCATTCGTTTAAAAATGTCAAGTCTTTCCTTACTGATCAGGCATTCGTTTATAACAATGTTGCATATCTTTTGGAACGTTGTTCCATTGAATATGGAATAATGTCCTTTAAGATTACGGCCGTTTCTGGTGATGTGCCTAGATCTAGAATCAGACATTGTGTCTGGTTTCCACGCACGAGAGACTATCTCCACATTAATGTCGTCGATACCACATCTAATCGTCTTGCTTGGCGGAAGGTGAAAGTAAAGATTGACACTGTTCGAGAAGTTGAGGAGATAGCTTTTCGATGCTTTAAGGAGGCTAAACCTTGGGAAGAGAATTTGCGTTTGATTGCCTCTACCTTGTCTGCTAAGTCTTCAACAATTATAGTGAATGGTATGAGTATGATGGCTGGTGAACGGCTTGATGTGCTCGACTATCACTATGTGGCTTTCTCACTTTTGCTTAATTGTAAGCGAAAGTTTGAAGAATTACAATGTGTTTATAAGAAGATTGTTTGGCAAGGCAGGTGGCATCATTGTACCAGATGGTGGTCGGAAGGGGATCGTTTTCAGAAGTTTTTAGAGTCTTGTTTTCCTTCTTTGCTTGAGTATTATAATTCTAAAGTCTTTGTTGAGAAGATTGTTGAGTGTCAGGTATTTGAGTCCGAATTGGAGGCTATTTCTGGTTGTACAAACTGGACAGAAACTGCCACCAACTGCTTAAATAATAGTTTGCTTTTGTGTGCTTTGGCGCTTTCTAAAGCGCCTTTAAGCCCTGAAAATCCAAAACCTGAGACAGTCGCGGATCCTAGACCCGAGGTATCCAGTGACGACAAGATTGAATCTGTGGAAACTAAGGACGCTGTTAAAGTTGATGGTAGGATGGAGCTTAGGGCCCAAGCAAAGGCTGAATTCGTGGCCTACACACGCACTTTGAATTCCAATGCAGCTTCAAATTTGAAGCGCCTATGGCAGTTGTGTGGTGGGGATGGATCTGATAATTTTGTTTCCACGGAATGCCTTAATGTTCTTAAGCTTGGAGATTCACAGATTAATTTCCACAAGAGCAGCGGTTGGATCTTCCCAACGTCCACTTCCTATGAAGTTGGTTATAATGGGAGAGGTCTAGGTGTTAAAGGAGAGACCGAGAATTACATTGTTGATAAAACTTGTACTCTCGACAACTTAGCTGCTATTGCTGATGGTGCTGAAAAAAAGCCTGTGTTTCAAAAGCGAAGTTCATGCTTGTTGACGGTGTCGCTTGGTTGCGGAAAGACGACTAGCATCATTAACCAGTTTGATGCTAATTCAGATCTAATTGTCACCGCTAACCGTAAGTCTGCGGTAGAGATTCGCAACAAATTGTTCGAATTTAGCCCTGATTTAGGAAAAAAATTTGTAAGGACGGCTGATTCTGTTTTAATGCATGATTGTATCACTGCACGTCGTCTACTTTTTGATGAAGTCGGGCTATTGCATTTTGGTCAACTGGTTGCCGTTGCTGGTAAAGTCCAGGCTGATGTTGTTCTTGGTTTTGGTGATAGCGAACAAATCGCCTTTATAAACCGAGATAAAACATTTGATTTGAAATACTCACGGCTTAGTGTTGACGAGTCTACTACAGCGCTCACTACTTACCGTTGCCCTAGAGATGTGGTTGAACTTGTAAAAGTTATTAAAGAGAAAACACCACACTCCAAATATCACACTTGGGAAACTAAGTCCAGTGTTTCTCGCTCTGTCAGTGCGCCTATAGACGTCATCGGGCTTCCAGGGGTCAAACTGGAACCTGATTGGGTGTACTTGACTATGACGCAATATGATAAGGCAAGCCTATTGTCTAAGGCTAGAGAGTTGCACCTAGATGTTGTTGTAAAAGATGTGAATGAGATGATAAAAACGGTTCATGAAGGTCAAGGCCTAAGTGTACCGAAAGTTCGTCTTGTACGCTTAAAAAACACGAAGTGCGACTTATTTTCTGCCGAAGCCCACTGTTTAGTTGCTCTAACCAGGCATACACAGAAGTTTGAGTATTTAAGAGTGCCAGGTTTAAAGAATGACTTAATTGAAAAGGCTTGTAAAGCGTCTATGAGCTTACAGCTCACTTGAGTTCTAACACTTTGCTCTAAAGTGTAGTCGTCGTTGAGACGCAGTCGAATGAGTACTATAACTCATAGTGGTGGTTGCCACCCCGTATTTGCATATAAGAGATGTGTAAATACGAGTATAGGAATCCGGGGCTCCCTGCCGGATGCATCTGCTTGGTTCTCATGAGTTCCATAAGAAGCAGCTATACGTCAGTGTAGTGTAAACTACACTGGTCTCTAAGGGAGACC